GTATCCCCGTGTACACAACAAGCAATGCTGACTTTGGTGCTGGTAACTCTGGCGCTGATCGTATCTGCTTGATGGGTCACAAGGACTCTATGGTTTTGGTTGAGCAAGTTGGTATCCGTTCACAGACTCAGTACAAGCAAGATTACCTTGCTACTTTGTTCACATCGGACACTCTGTATGGTGTGAAAGCCATGCGTACTGCCGCTACAACTGGTGCAGCTTTGTCTTCTAGCGCATTTGCGTTAGCAGTTCCAGCCTAATAGTTGCCTTTTCCCCTCGCCTTAATCGGTGGGGGGATTTTTTACATCAAGGAGATTTATTATGGCAGCAGCAACAGCAGTCGTTTCCCGCAGGGGCAATGACCAGTTCCGTGGTCTATTTACAGACACTTGGGACGTTACCTGTACTCTTAATAGCGCATCAGTAGCTACTACTGCAACCGCTACAGATACAGTTACAGTGCCAGGCGTTGCTTTGGGTGATATGGTTATCGGTATGGCAATTGGCGTTGATGAGGCAGGTTTGGTTCGTAGAGCCTATGTTTCAGCCGCTAACACAGTTACTATCGTGACTTACAACCCTACAGCAGGTTCTGTAGACTTGGCATCAACCACATTGAACCTTATTGTGGCTCGTGCAGTTTAATTAAAGGGGGCTAATACCCCCCTTTTTTTTGGAGTTTTTATGGCTACTTTTCGTTGTTTACAATCGGGAAACACAGTAACTTTCACCTATCAGCATGATATTGATAGCATGAAAGGTCATCAAGGATACGTTCTTGTTGAGGAAACTCCAAAGAAAGACGAAGACAAACCTAAAGTTGGAAGACCAAAAAAAGAGGTTTCAAATGTCGGAAATTGATCCAAGAGAATTTGGCAAGTTGGAAGCTCAAGTTGAGGCTTTACAAACTGAAGTTCATGCACTTCGCCAAGATATTAAAACGCTTTTAGAGATGGCAAACAAATCTAAAGGTGGCTTTTTCGTTGGAATGGCTATTGCATCCGTTCTGGGTGGGGTAGTGTCTTTTATTGCAACTAAATTTGTGAGGTAATGTTATGTACGGCAAAGCACCTAAGATGTCTGACTCCAAGAGTGGCAAAAAGGATTCCAAAAAAGGTATGCCTTTAACAGTAATGATTGCTATTGGTAAGCCTAAAGGTTTGCCTACCCGTGGTGGTCGTACTGCGACCAATATGATGAAAAAAGCGGGTCGTGGCAAATGAAAAAGACTGCCCGTCAAGCCAAAATCAGCAAGGTTATGCGTGAATTTAAGGCGGGTGAGTTGCACTCTGGCAAGGGTGGAAAGGTGGTTAAGAAGCCACAACAAGCCATTGCCATCGCTTTATCCGAGGCTAAAAAGGTCAAAAAATGAAGTCTAAGGTCAATCAAGCAAAGGTTTACACGAAACCAACCATGAGAAAGGCTTTGTTTGAGAGGATCAAGGCGGGGACTAAGGGCGGTGATCCTGGCGAATGGTCAGCCAGAAAAGCCCAATTGTTAGCCAAGGAATACAAAGCCGGAGGTGGAGGGTATAAAACATGAGCAAAGATAAACCACACTACACCCCTGATGGGAAACTCTACAAAGGGCCAACCCACAAGGCGGGTGATAAGCTGATGACGGGTGCTAAACACTCTCCAACAAGTAAGTTTCTGACCCACACACCTAAGAAGAAGAAATGAAGAATCCTCAACAATCTTTAAAGGATTGGTCTGCTATTTCTCAAGTTGGTCAATTCGACTGCGAACCAATCTATGGTCGGTTCCAAACTTTCTTGCAATCCAACGCAAACTATGCCCCGCATTGTATAAAGCATAAAATTCAGCCGAATTTTCAACAAACAATCTACGACTTAAACTTGCTTGTTTCTGAGTTTTCCAATGATGCCTTTCAGCGCCTAACAAAATATTTTGTTTTGCAGAAACCCAACGCAAATTATCAATTGATAAATTTAAACGATTCCCATCAATGTGGTCAACTTGCGTTAACCCATCAGGGTTTGGCAGAAAAGCAAGCGCCATTAAACGATGAACATACTTGTGATTATTTCTCCCAAGAGAAACACGCCAGTACCCTGTTGTATGAACCCAAGCCTTTAATATGGAAACTTTCTCATACTTTATGCGATGTTTCAAGTTTCTGTCTGGTCTATCTGACCAATTTGATCGTACACGTCCAAAGTTGCTTATTGAGTAGCGTCCATCAGTATCGGGTATTTCAATCCAAAGTTCGTTCATTTCGTTCTCCTATTGGGGGATTATAGCATGGCACTACAAAAACCACAACAAAGTTTACGATCATGGACTGCCGCTAATTGGAAAACCAAGTCTGGAAAGCCATCGTCTGAGACAGGAGAGAGGTATCTACCAGAGGCGGCTATTAAGGCTTTGAGTGCAAAAGAGTATGCGGCTACCACTGCTGCCAAACGAAAAGGTACTAAGGCGGGTAAACAGTTTGTTGCCCAACCTAAGGCAGTAGCAAAGAAAACAGCGAAATTCAGATGAAAACTCCTACTTGGCAAACAAAAGCTGGTCAAAATCCAAAAGGCGGCTTGAACGCCAAGGGTAGATCATCGTATAATGCAGAAACTGGTGGTAATTTAAAGCCTCCAGTCAAGTCAGGCGACAACCCTCGTAGGGCCTCCTTTTTAGCACGAATGGGCAATATGCCTGGCGCTGAGATGAAAGATGGGAAGCCTACCCGACTCCTATTATCTCTTAGAGCTTGGGGCGCAACGTCCAAGGAAGACGCTAAAGCGAAGGCTAAAGCGATCTCTAAGAGGAATAGTAAATGAGGCCAACCTCAGTCGGAGTTAACCCCACAGCCGCAACGCTGACTACTGTTTACACAGTACCTACGGGTTACTACGCCAAATTTACTGTCATGTATATCCACAATACTGGTGGATCGACAAAGCACATTACAGTCCAATGGTATGACGCAAGTACAGCAACCACTTTAGACATCCTTACTTCTTACAATCTAACTTCTAAAGAGTATTTGGAATTTAATGGTGTTGCTTACATCGTATTAGAAGAAGGTGACAGAATTCAACTTACTACTGAAGCGGGTAGTTCCTTCAGTTTTATTGCAACATTTGAGGTTCAAGGAGCGCAACGAACATGACCTACTTAGAACTTGTTAACGATGTTCTTATACGCTTGCGTGAAAGCACAGTCTCTACTGTTGGCGAAACAACCTATTCTTCTTTGATTGGCAAGTTTGTCAATGATGCTAAGAGACAGATTGAGGACTCTTACAACTGGAATTGCCTTGCTCAAACAATCACAGTAACGACTACTAGCGGTACGAGTTCTTATGCTTTGACAGGTGCGGGACAGAAGTTTCGTGTTAATGACGCTCTTAATACAACCAGTTTGATTGGTCTGCGGAATATTGAGTTTGTGGACATGAACCGCAAACTAAACCTTGGCGCACCTTCGCAATCTATTCCTTCAGAGTTCTGCTTTAGCGGTGTAGATGGTAATGGCGACACAAAGGTTGACCTGTTTCCAGTTCCTAATGGTACTTTTACTCTGTTGTTTGACCTAACTATCCCACAGGCAAATCTGTCGGCTGATGGCACATCTGTCAAAGTTCTTGATTACTTGGTGACTCAAAGTGCTTATGCTCGTGCTTTGATTGAGCGTGGTGAGGATGGCGGTACTGCTTCTAATGAGGCTTATGCTTTATTTCGTGGGATGCTCTCTGATGCGATTGCACTAGAAAGCACTCGTTACCCTGAAGACAACTTTGTGGCGGTCTAAATGGCATCACCACTTCAAAGTCAAAGCATTAGCGCACCAGGCTTTTATGGCCTGAACACGCAAGATTCGCCATTGGATTTGGCGACTGGCTTTGCTTTGGTTGCCGCTAATTGTGTGATTGACCAATATGGTCGCATTGGTACACGCAAGGGCTACACCCATGTCAACCCTTCATCTGGAAACCTTGGGTCTAATCCTGTTGGGGTGATCCATGAGTTAGTCCAAACTGATGGCACTTTGACTGTTTTGTTTTTTGGTAACAACAAGGTATTTAAACTTGGTGCGTCCAATGCGGTGACTGAGTTAACCTATGGTGGTGGCGGTTCTGCCCCTACGATTACGGCATCTAATTGGCAATGTGCCTCCTTAAATGGGATTGCTTACTTCTTTCAAACTGGTCACGATCCAATTATTTATGACCCTGCGGTTAGCACAACCACCTATCGCAGAGTTTCTGAGAAAACAGGGTATGCGGGTTCGGTTCCTTCTGCCAACATCTGCATTTCAGCATTTGGTCGTTTGTGGGTGGCAAGCACATCATCTAACAAGGTAACAGTTACCTTCTCTGACCTGATAGCGGGTCATGTATGGTCTGGTGGTACATCGGGGTCTTTGGATGTTTCCCGTGTCTGGCCTAATGGTGCTGATGAAGTGATGGGTCTAGCGGCTCACAATGATTTTCTGTTTATCTTTGGTAAGAGGCAGATTCTTGTTTACTCTGGTGCTTCAACTCCCGCATCTTTGGTTTTATCAGACACAGTAGGTTCTATTGGGTGTATTGCTAGGGACACCATACAAAGTATCGGTACAGACGTTATTTTCTTGTCAGACTCGGGTGTTCGTTCTCTGATGAGGACGATTCAAGAGAAGTCAGCACCCCTAAGAGACTTGTCTAAGAATGTTCGTTCTGACCTTATCTCTTCTTTGGCGGTAGAGACTCTTGCTAATTTGAAGTCTGTTTACTCAGAGAAGAATGCTTTTTATCTGTTGACCTTACCTGTCACATCTCAGGTCTTCTGTTTTGACACCAAGATGCAACTTCAAGATGGTGCGTTTAGGGTGACTAAGTGGGACTCAATCACGCCTACAGCTCTCTATTCGCTTCGCAATGGTGACTTGTACATTGGTAAAACAGGGTTTATTGGGAAGTATGGAAGTTTCTTAGATAACACCTCTACTTACCGATTGAGTTACTTTACCAACCATGCAGACCTTGGTAATCAGAATCAGATTTCCATACTGAAGAGAATTAAGACAATTATCATTGGTGGGTCAGACCAGTTTGTGACAATCAAGTGGGGGTTTGACTTTGCTGCCAACTATCTCTCGGGTAATGCTTACATTCCTGAACAACAGAACTATGAGTATGGTCTTGCGGAGTATGGAGTAGCCGAGTATTCAGGCGGTTTGTTGATTAAGACATTGGATGTGAACGCATCTGGTGCGGGTAAAATTGTGCAAACAGGTTACGAAACCACTATCAACGGAACTCAGTTGTCGATTCAGAAAATTGAGATTCAATCTAAGAACGGGAAAATATCGTGAGTAACTACACAAAAAGTACTAACTTTGCTACTAAAGACAACCTCACACCTGGCGATCCCCTCAAGGTCGTTCGAGGTACTGAGATTGATACTGAGTTCAACAACATCGCTACTGCTGTTGCGACTAAGACAGACAATGCGTCTGCCGCTATTACTGGTGGTTCAATCACAGGCATCACAGACTTAGCAGTTGCTGATGGTGGAACAGGTGCTTCAACAGCCGCAGGTGCGTTGAATAACCTCTTGCCAAGCCAAACAGGTAACTCTAGCAAGTACCTTCAGACTGATGGCACTAATGCTACATGGGATGCAGTAACGCTTTCTACTGCCGACATCACAGGAACTCTAGGTGTTGCCAATGGCGGTACAGGTGTAACTTCATCTACGGGTTCTGGATCGGTAGTTCTGTCAAACAGTCCTACTCTGGTCACTCCCGCCTTGGGAACTCCTGCTTCTGGTGTGGCAACTAATCTAACAGGTTTGCCGATCTCAACAGGTGTTTCTGGTCTTGGTACTGGTGTAGCTACGTTCCTTGGAACTCCATCTAGTGCTAACTTGATTTCTGCTGTTACTGATGAAACTGGTACGGGTTCTTTGGTATTCGCCACTAGCCCAACCTTAGTAACCCCTGTTCTTGGCACTCCATCATCAGCAACTCTTACCAATGCCACAGGGTTGCCTATCTCCACAGGCGTAAGCGGTTTAGGAACAAACGTAGCGACATTTCTTGGAACTCCATCAAGTGCCAATCTAGCTTCTGCGGTATCGGATGAAACAGGTTCTGGTGCTTTAGTCTTTGCTACCTCACCTACCTTGGTGACTCCTGCTCTTGGAACGCCAACTGCTTTGGTAGGTACAAACATCACAGGTACTGCCTCTGGTCTAACTGCGGGCAATGTCACAACTAACGCCAATCTAACTGGTGCAGTCACTTCTGTTGGCAATGCTACCTCATTGGGTTCGTTCACTTCTGCTCAATTGGCAGGTGCTTTGACAGATGAAACTGGTAGCGGTGCTAATGTCTTTGCGACTTCTCCTACCCTAGTAACCCCAACCCTCGGAGTAGCAACTGCCACATCCTTGCAAGGCATTATTGGTAACGTCACCCCTGCGGCTGGGTCTTTCACAACCTTGTCAGCATCTAGCACATTGAGCGTAACGGGTGCTGGTTCTATTGAAGGGTTGACTGTTGGTCGTGGCGCAGGTGCTGTGGCTACCAACACTGCGGTGGGTGCTAGTGCGTTGGCGGCTAATACAAGTGGCCCGTATAACACGGCGACTGGCTATCAAGCATTAAAAGCAAACACAACAGGCGACAGCAATTCCGCTTTTGGAATTAATGCAATGTCTACCACAACCACAGGCGCTTCTAATTCTGCTTTTGGTCGTGATGCACTTTTAAACAACACAACTGGCACCACTAACGTAGCCGTTGGTCAATCTGCTTTGTCAAGCAACACCACAGCGTCGGACAACGTGGCTGTGGGTTATCAAGCCGCATACTCAAATACCACAGGAACACGCAATATTGCGATTGGTTATCAATCACTTTATACAAACAGCACAGGCAACTTAAACACTGCTGTGGGTTATGGTTCTTTAAAACTTGCCACTGGTGCAGATAACACTGGTATTGGTTATGGAACTTTAAATGTTACAAGCACAGGGGTGAACAATAGTGCTTTAGGTTCTAATGCGTTACTAAATAACACCACTGGTGGCAATAATACTGGCATAGGTAAGGATGCCCTGCAAGCCAACACCACAGCATCTAACAACACTGCTGTGGGTTATCAGGCCGCATACAGTAATACTGGCGCAAACAACACTGCCTATGGCTTCCGAGCCATGTACACCAACTCGACTGGTGTGGAAAACACCGCGGTTGGTTTTGATGCGCTGTACTACAACACGACTGGTAGTTACAACACTGCGCTTGGTCTGTACGCACTGCGGTTCAACACCACAGCCTCTCAAAACACGGCTGTGGGTTATCAGGCTTTATATACGAACACTACTGGAACAATACTTACGGCAATTGGATATAACGCTGGGTATTCAAATACTACGGGTGCTGAAAATGTTTTTGTTGGCACTAATGCCGGTTATTCAGCAACCACTGGAACAAATAATACATTGCTTGGCACTAGTGCTGGTTATACTAATTCAACATCGAATAATAACACAATTGTTGGAAGTGGTTCTGGATACAGTATTACTGGTGGCAACAATACTACTTTAGGCTCTGTAGCCGCATCAAATTTAACTACTGGAACAAATAACACGGTTATTGGTTATGCGGCTGGAAATTCTAGCGGTGTTATTAACCTTATAACACAAAGCAATCGAGTTGTAATTGGTGATGCAAATGTTACCAATGCTTACATACTTGTTGCATGGACTGTTACTTCTGATGCAAGAGATAAGGCAGATGTTACTGATGCACCATACGGATTAAATTTTGTCAATGAACTGCGCCCTATCACTTACAGGTGGGACAAGCGTGACAAGTATGAAGGCAACACTCCAAATGGAACATACAAAGAAACTAAAACACAATTAGGATTCTTGGCTCAAGACGTTATTGCGCTTGAGAAAAAATATGGTGGTGTTGCTGGAGACTTATTAGTTGCTGACGATGAAACAGAAGAAAGCCTAAAAATTACTGAAACTAAAATGATTCCTGTTTTAGTAAAAGCCATCCAAGAATTGAAATCTCAACTCGACTCGGTGAAAGCCGAACTTGCAACTTTGAAAGGAGCCTAACATGGCAACAACTTTTACAACCCGCATCACAGCGATGTACACCCTCCAACAGCCTGACCCTAACTACGTAGTGAACGCCCTCTGGGAAGTCACTGGCGTGGATGGACAATACACCGCATCCATCGGTGGCAACACCACATTCAACTCGGCAGACCAAGAGGGTGCATTTATTCCCTATGCAAGCCTGACAGAAAACATTGTGATTGGTTGGATTCCTGAGTCTGCCATCACCAGCGCACAGCAATGTGTACAGGGACAAATCGACAGCATGATTACTCCGCCTGTCAGCCCTGAGAACACACCGCTTCCTTGGGGTCAATAATGAATCTTGATTTAGAAGTCAACGAAATTAACTTTGTTTTACAGACTTTGGGCAACCTCCCATCGTCTAGTGGTGTGTGGCCTTTGATTGTTAAGATTAAAGAGCAAGCAGAGGCTCAAGTGCCTAAAGAAGAGGAATAAATATCATGGCTATATCTGACGCATTGCGCTATCAACTTAATACAGGTGGTTCTGCGGAAAACCTGTACGGAATCATTCGTGACTTTTTAGCGACAAGTCCAGATGCGGCCACTACTCAAGCGCAAATGGCTCAATATGGCATCTCAGGAGAAGATGTAGCCAATGCTACAGGTGGTCGATCTGGAGGCTTGCTAAGTGGAAACATCTTAGCGGGTGCTAGTTGGAATAGTGCTAATACAGCATTGCAAAACCAATTAACTGAAGCTACTGGTCAAGCCACATCTAACTATGCGGTTGCTGGCTCTACGACTACTGACACTCTTAACCAACTAAACACATTCTTAGCGGGTGGTGGTCAATTTGACCCTAATGCCACTGTTTACTTGCAAGCAGGTGGTGTTGATTTCATTACTGGCGTTGATAAAGGTGTTGTTAAAGACAATTTAAACCAGATTGTCAAGACTCTTGGCGATCAAGGTGTTAATGTTGTTCTTACTGGTTCTCCTTATGCTAAATCTGTTGAGGATGTTGTCAATAACAACTTTAATCCTGAAGTTGACCAACTTTTTAAAGATGTTGCCAAGGCTAACTCTAATGTTGCTTTAGTAGGTACACAGGGTGAGATTCTGCAAAACAAGAAGTTGTTAGTAGATGCTTTGCATACCAATGCTGAAGGTACGGCAGTTTATAACCAATCAGTTATTGATGCTTTATCTCAATTTAAGAATGAAGTTCCGTCAAGCACTCCACAAGCTATTGCACAAGCACAAAGAACAAATACTGTAGCTACAACTCCTCCAGTTATTACTCAGGCTGCTGAAAATCCTGTTGTTGCTCAATCTTTAGCTAGGGTAATTCCTACCGCCCGTGGGAGTGTTATTGAAGGCGACAACATAGAAGCGCAGATGGCGGGTGTTCCTCAAGTTGTTTATGAAACTAGAGTAGACCCAAACAACCCTGCTATTTATGAAACATACAATCCTAGAACTGGTGAAGTAATAAACAGAGGAACATTTGCTGGTGGTGGTGATCGAGGTTTATTGGCGGCTGCGGCTCCTGTCATAGGATTGGCGGCTTCTACTGTTGGTTTGCCTTTTATTTCAGGTCTATTAGGTGGGGCAACAGGCTTAACTGGTTCTGCTTTGGCGGGTGCTACAGGTGCAACCATTGGTGGTGGAACTTCAGCATTAGCAGGTGGTTCAGGACAAGACATTCTTAAAGGGGCTTTGCTCGGTGGGGGTGCGGCTTATGGTGGATCTTTATTAGATAATTATCTAAGCACTGGTTCGACTGTTGATGCAGGCATTACAGAGCGTCAATTTGCTATTGCGGATGCAAGAAATTTAGCAAGCCAAGGCTTATCGACTAATCAAATTGCAGATACTTTGTCGGCTGGTGGTTACAACGACATAACTGTTCAAAGAGCATTATCTGCTATTGGTAGCACGACAACTGCGTTACCAACACCAGGTGCTGTAAATGTTACTGGTACTCCTGCAACCAACTTAGGTAGCGTATTGAGTAGTTTTAATGCTCCAGTAACACAAGCTGGCACTGTAAATGTAACTGGTACTTCTCAACCTCAAATGATAGATCAAGCGACTCTTAATTTAGTTAATAGTCAACTTGCCGCTAACAGAGGAACTACTACTAATTTAGCTAATGTTGAGATTACAGGCAATAGACCAGCAACGACACAAGAAATTACAAATGCAATTCTTGCAACAGTACCAAATGTAACTCTACAACAAGCACAAACTCAAGCAGAAGTATTGATTACTAGTGGTCAAAACATAAAAGTTTCTGATTTGGTTAGTGCCGTATCTTCTGTTTCTCCTACTATTACTAATACTGTTGCAGAACAGATTATTACTGCACCAAGATCAACTCCTGTTGGTCAAAACTTGGCTTCATTCCCCGCTTCATTAGTATCCTCAGTTCCCTCTACCACAACTCCAGATTCTCGTTCTACATTAGAACGGGTTGGTACAAATGTTCTTGGAACAGGTTTATTGTCTTTGTTAAATCCTAATTTGATTTCTGGCGGTTTGGGTACTGCGGGTAATCTTTTGCAGATGCAAACGTCAAGAGAAGCGGCTCAACGGGCGCAAGCCATGATTGATGCTGAGACAAAGGCGGCTAAAGATGCGGCTCAGTTCCGACCTATTGGCATGACCACTCGGTTTGGAACTTCTCAGTTTGGGTTTGATCCTACTACAGGAAGACTATCAAGTGCTGGATACACATTAACACCTGACATAAAAGCCCAACAAGATCGCTTGATCGCTTTGTCTAATCAAGGTTTGACACAAGCAGAAGGCGCACAAGCACAGTTTGCCCCCCTCCAAACAGGCGCACAACGTCTATTTGGTTTGGGTAATCAGTATCTGGCTCAATCTCCACAAGAAGTGGCTCAGAACTATCTCAATCAACAGATGGCTTTGTTGCAACCAGGCAGAGAACAAGAGTTGGCTACTTTGCAAAACAGACTTCAACAACAAGGTCGTGGTGGTTTGGCGGTTGCTCAAGGCGGTGCTATGGGTGCTACTACTCCTGAACTACAAGCTCTGTTTAACGCCCGTGCTAGACAAGAAGCTGAGTTAGCGGCTAATGCTCAACAAGCAGGTCAAAGAGATGTTATGTTTGGTGCGGGACTATTGGGCCAAGGCTCACAAGCTATGGGTCAATACTATGGTGGTCAACAAGCCGCTTATGCTCCTTACACAGCCGCTTTGGGACAAGCACAAACCTTGGAGACTTTGGGTCAACAACCTTACAACATGGGTGTTAACTTGGGTCAGATTGGTTCTCAGGCAGGATTTAATGTTGGTCAATTAGGCTTGAAAGGCGCTCAGATTAGCGCAGGTTTAGCAACAAGTGCTGATGCAACACGCAATCTTTTGGCTCAAGGTTTAACTGCCGCAGGTAATCCTAATGCTATGTTTGGTCAGGCATTAGGTAATGTGTTTGGTGGGCTGTTTAATGCCCCGCAAAGTGGCTTTAGTTATGGAAAATATGGAACTGGTATAGACCCATCAACAGGCGAATACTTTGGTTCGCTTTACTTTTAAGGAATCATCATGGCTGAAAGTATGGTAGCGGGTCTATTTGGTTTGACTCCACAAATGTATCAAAACCAACAGTACCAACAAGACTTGAAAAGAGGTTATGAGTTAGCACAACTCTCTCCTGGTGCTGCGGCTCAAGCGGGACTACAAGCTAGTGTTGGTCAACTAGGTCGTGGCATTGCAGGTGCTATGGGCATAGAAGACCCTCAGTTAAGGCTAATTAGTGCTAGACAACAGGTTTTTGGACAGATAGACCAATCTAACCCTGAATCCATGTTGCAAGGCATCAAGATGTTAGGTCAAATGGGTGACCAACAAGGTGCTATGGCTCTTGCAGAATACTATCGTAAAGCACAGAGTGAAACTGCTTTGGCTCAACAACGTATTGCTGCGGCTACTCGTGAACGCCAACAAGCAATCAATCCTAATATTCAGATATCAGATCAAATAGCCAACTTAAAAATTGGTATTGAACGATTACAAGCAACGCCTGAATCTCCAGAACGAAATGAAACACTGAATGCCTTAACAATTCGTTTGGCTGAGTTACAACGTCTGACAGATAAAGAAAAGCAACCTGAATTTCTGTTAAAAGAAGCAAGATTGCAAGAATTAAAAGCCAATTTGCGTGTACTAAAAAGTCAACCAGAACCCAACAAAGAAGCTATCCTAAGATTACAGGATAGTATTCAGGCAATTGAAGGAGTTAGTAAAGAGCCATCTGTTGGAACATCAGCAGAAGTGGTTGCTAAAGAACTTTACTTCAAACCTTTTTCACAATTAACGCAAGATGAAGTAGCGAAAGTTAATGCAGAAGTAACCAAACGAAAGAAAGAGGAAATTAAAGCAGGAGTTACACCAGCACAACAACAGGCAAAACAAGTGTCAAAAAACAAGACCGATCTTGCTAATGAAGTTGAAACTGCTGCGTATGGCTCTTCTGATCGAGTGACTTTGGCAAGAAATTTAAAGGCTTTATTACCAACCGCCTTTACTGGTGTTGATGCAAACCTTAAATTGCAAGCAAGTAGAGTTGCGGAGGTGTTTGGTATAAACATCCAAGGCGTTCCTGATTCGCAGATTATTGATACAATTTTAGGCGAGATGACTATTGGTGCGGCAAGCAAACTAAAAGGTGCTTTGTCTGACAAAGACGTTAAATTCCTAAAAGAAACCATTGGAACAAGAGGTTTGTCATTAAGAACATTGCAATTTGTAGCCGACAAAATTGAACAAGATGCTTTGATTGATGGTCAGTTAAATGATGTTGTTAATAAGTATGTTGCATCAGGCGGTGATTTAAATACATTTAATTTTGCATCTCAACGCAAAGACGTTGCAGAACAGGTTAGAAAAGATTTGCAAAGGCTTAAAGACCTTAGAAGTAAATCAAAAACTCCGTAACTACAGAAAACAAAGGCTTTTATCATGGCATTAAAACCTGAAGAACAACGAGAGTTGGAAGAGTTAGAAAACAGATATGGCACTTCTGTTCTTGATGAAACAAGGCCAAAACCAACTCCTTTGCAACAATTTGGGAAAGCAACAGTTGAGGCTTTACCTGAAATTGGAGGCTTAGTTGGTGGCGCAGTTGCAACAGCGGCAACTCGCAGTCCTTTAGTTGGAGCAGAAGCACGAACCTCATTGGCGGGTTTAATTAGAGGCATAATTGGCACAGGTGCTGGCGCAGTTACTGGAACAGTAGCAAAACAACAGATTGAGGCTTTGACTGGTAAACAGGAGCCATTGCCTAAATTATTTGCCGAGCAATTATCTAATGCAATGACAGAAATGGCTTTAGATGCGGGTGGCAATGTAGTTTTTAAGTTGGGCGGTGATCTTTTTAAGATTGCAAAAGATAAATTGCCACAATTAGGTTTGTTTGCACAAAAAACAACTCCTGATGTAGAAATAAAACGTCAAGTGCAAAAATTGTTAGAAGAAGAGGGTTTGGGTGGATTAACACGTTTCCAAGTTAAACCAACAGCAACATCTAGTGTTGTTGAGTCAATAGGCCGAGGAGCTGTAACAGCAAAGGGTGTTTTTGCGGATCTTGAAGTAGCCAATACAGCTGCTTTAAAAAGCAAAAGAGATAAAATTCTTAACGAAATATCACCTCAAATTGTTGATGATGTTGAAGCTGGGGCCAGTTACAAAGATGCCATAAAAGATGCTCAGTCACAGTTAAGTGTTGCGGCAAATGAAGCATATCAAGTCATTACAGATGCTGGAAAAAATGTCTCTGTAAATGTCGGATCAATAGCTAATCAAGCAAAAGCCCGTCTTGACGAAGCCGCAAAAATATCCGTTTCTGGTTCTCCAAAAATTGCATTAAGCGATAATGTTGTTGCCAGACTTAGAGAAATTTCTGATCTAAAAGAAAATATAACTTTTTCGCAAGCTCATCAGTTTCGCTCAGATTTAAATGCTCAATTAAGGGCTGTAAAGGCTGAGTTTGGTGCAAACGACCCAGTTGTTGCGGTTCTAGCGCAAAACATAAAAGGTATTAGTGATGCAATGGACTCTGCGGCATCAAAGCTAAACCCAAGATTAAAAAAGGCTTACGATGAAACATCTGCTTTTTATCGTGAGAGTATTACAGAGTTATTCCCTGAGACTCTTGCAAAACTTAACAATAAAACAGCAGAACGTGTAGGCGAAAGCATATTTGCAAAAGGTAACGTCACTGAAATTAACGATTTTTACAAATCATTAGAAAGAGCAAAAACTATTAACCCGAACCTAGATGTTGGTTCTGTAAAAAGCAATTTGCAAAGAGGGTACATTTCGGGGCTAATTGGCGCAGAAGGCGGTGATACAGCCATAAGTTCTTTGTTGGCGTTAGAAAAAAATTTAAAAGACAAGAAATTTCTAAGAACATTTGATACTGCCGTAGACAATAAGCAAATTAAAGACAATTTGCTTTTGCTTGTTAATGCGGCCAAATTAAGCCAACAAAAACCATCTAACGCATTCTCTCTTGCTCTGTCATCTGCTCAAGCAAATAGCGCACAAAACCTTATTACGGGTTTAACTCTAGGAGCAACAGGATACGCTTCTTATTCTGGTGATTTAGGATTATTAGGGATTGCTACTGCTGGCGGTGTATTGTTGACACCTCGTGTTCTGGCTAAGTTTGCAACAAGCAAAGAAGGTATCAAAAAACTAATTGCAGCAGAACAATCGTTTGGCAAAGTTAAAAGTGCAACAGAGAGTGAAGGCAAACGTCTGGCAATTAAGACTGTTGGCTTGATGAATGAAGCCTATAGAACAGCGGGAGTTACTGAAGAAGACTTTATGGATTCAAATGCCTCACTCAGTAAACCAATGACTTCTGAAGAGCAAAAAGAGTTAGAACTGTTAGAGCAAAAGTACAAATAACACAATGAAAGACTGGACATTTGCTATCTCAGTAGCAGTCCTGATTCTCTGTTTTGTAATTATTTGTAGTTATATTATTGTTTGGGCATTTCCGTGATCGCCTTTCTCTTGGCGGCAACCATAGAGTACCGATGTATTAAATGGACTTGGACTGGCGATGTTTTTAATCGCAGAGTAGTCTGTCTCAAGTGGGAGAGAAAGAATGATTCCGTTAGACCCGTTGAGCGCCCTAAATAGCCTTCAAAGCGCTATTTCGATGGTGAAAAAGGCTAGTAAGGTAGCCAATGATTTAGGTGGTCTTGCCCCAATGATAGGCAAGATGTTTGATGCCAAGAGTAACGCTACCAAGGCCTTGATTGATGCTAAGAAAAACAAAGGCTCAAATATGGGTCAGGCTCTTCAGATTGAGATGGCTTTAGAGCAAGCTAGAGCGTTTGAGGAAGAGCTAAAGATGCTCTTTATGACCACAGGTAAGGTAGACGTTTGGAACAAGATTAAAGCCCGTCAAGACCAGATGGATGTAGATGATGCCAGAGAACTTAGGGCTTTAGAGAGAGCAGAGAAAAAAGCTAAAGAGAAAGAGGATGAGATGAATGAGTTAGCCATTATTATTGGTGGTGTGGCATTTGTTTTGTTCTTGGTTGCTATTGGAATCTACGAACTCATGGAGTTTTGTGAAACCACTAAAAGGTGTGGAAGATGACTTGGCTTGATATAGTTCTCTGGTCTGCTGTGCCTGTTAACTATTTCTTTTGGATAGTTGTTTATCCATATTTGAGCAATGAATGAGTACCAGAAAACTTTTGACCTTTGCTTGAAGATATTCGTTTACGGGTGTGTGGCTTTGTGGTTCTTAGGGTTTCTAAAGTTCTTGCCTGATGATTTGTCGGACAGAATTGTTAATCTTTTACTTGGAAGGGTGGGGTTAGGAAAATGAGAATTAACACTTACCAAGAGAACGCTAGGATGCTCTCAGAGGCTCATAGGATGATCCACCAACAGAATATGAAGCGTTTGGCAGAGTTAAGCAGACAGGCTGAACAACAACAAAAGGTTCAAGAAATCAAGACACAATGGGCTAGATTGGTGGATATCAAAGCATGAGATATTTACTGTTGTTACTTTTGCTCACAGGATGCAAAGACGTTTACCGATATCCCTGTCAAAACCCAGATAACTTTCATGCACCTGATTGCCAGAAGCCTAAATGTTTGTTTACCCAGATGTGTCCTGAATACTTGGTAGCCCCTATCTTGGAGAAAAAAGTCAATGACGTCCAACCAGAAAAATGAGCCGTTGAGTACAGAGGCTTTTGAGGTCAGAATTTGGGGCTTTGTCGTGGTTGTAGTCACTCTTATCCTGTGCATCATTGTGATTGCACTACTTTATTCTGTTACTTTTGTAACACAACCCATCAAAAGTATGGCGCCCATTGACCAAGCCTATACCAAGATGCTCAACGACATAGTTTTATTGATTGTGGGGGGTATCGGTGGGGTGATGACTAAAAGAGCCGCTGGAGCCGTTTCTAAGGCTTTTGGGACTCCTAATCAACCTCAGATGATGCAACCTATGTGTCAACCAATGGGCTTCCAAGGAGGCTATTCAAACTATGCTTCTCCGCAATCTGCCTATGGACTACCCTCTCAACCTTTTGGTGCTATGCCTGTTTGGAAGAACCCTGAGTTGGATGAGAGTTGGACACCTGGGCCGCCTCCCACCACCCCACCAGACCACTTAGAAGATGACCAAGAACGTGAAGAATTAGCTGTTGCTCGTCAGGAGGCTCAATAATGTTCCCAATACCTCTCCCGTGGCTCATTGTGGGCGTTCTAGTGTCTTTATTTGGGACTTACAGGGTAGGACACCACTATGGATGGTTAGAACGTGATGGCGACATGAAAATAGCCATTGCTAAGAAGAATGAAGAGGCTAGGGCTAAAGAACAGGAACTAAGTTCCAAGTTACAGGATCAAGAAAGTCAATTACGAAAGGCACAAGATGACATTACTAAGAAACAGTCTGCTATGCATGAACTTGCTCGTACTGGTAGGTTGCGCCTCCCAACCCCAAGTTGTCCACAAATCAGTCCAAGTGCCACCCCTGTCGTTGGAAATCCACAACCCATTGATCCCCCTGAAACCGAATCTGAGCGACAGATTGTCTCAGCTCTTATCGACATCGCAGCAGAAGGAGACAAAGCCATCACCAAACTCAACGCCTGTGCCTCAGCCTATGAAGAAGTAAGGAGAATCGTGAATGGTCAGTAAAGAACAGTTGGCTCAATTACACATTGGTAATGAATGGGTAGATGCCCTGAATGCCACTTTTGAGCGTTTTGACATTATGACCCCCTTGAGAAAGGCGGCTTTCATTGGTCAATGTGGGCATGAGTGTGGGAACTTTCGCCTCTTGGAAGAGAACCTGAACTATCGTGCAGAGGCTTTACAGAAGTTATGGCCTAAAAGGTTTGATGCCACCAAAGCACAGGCTTGCGCTCGTAATCCTAAGTTGATTGCCAATACTGTTTACTCTAATCGCATGGGAAACAGGGATGAGGCTTCTGGGGACGGGTATCGCTTTAGGGGTAGGGGATGTATCCAATTGACAGGATCGGCTAACTATCACCATGCGGGTCAGGCTCTAGGGGTGGATTTCATTATGAACCCTGAGTTGGTAGCGACCCCAATGTACGCTGCCCTGACTGCGGGGTGGTTCTGGGACACCCACAGACTCAACCAATATGCGGATTCCCAAGACTATAGAACCATGACTAAAAAGATCAATGGGGCTTATATCGGCTTAGAAGATCGCATTAAACACATCAATCACGCACTATCTGTTTTGACCTAAGAGTTCTTACTCTTTAGTTTGGCTTCTTGTTGCTCTTTGAGTCTTGCCAAACTAGCAACCCTTTGGGATGTCCCATCTTTAGGCTCATAGTGCGGATAAGGTTTCTCAACTAGCACGACACCTTGGCCTGATTCATAGGCTTTGACTGCTTCAGAATTCCACATTGATTTGTTCATTTGAACCTCGTAGGGCAGTCTCTACCCTGATTACAAGTGTTTAAACAGGGTGGACACCTTTTCATATCCCTGACAAAGGTAGCAAAACTCTGTGCGGTGTCACCAAAGGCTTTCATCTTGTCAAACTCCTTGGCGACCTCTTCTAGCACTTCGTTTCGGTCTGGTCTATCAATGAAATCATGGTCATTGAGCCATGTTCTGATGATTCCCATTTATCTTACTCTTCTTAGAGGCTCTTGATACTTCTCTGGTGGCGGTGGTGGAGGAGTCATGTTCTCCGATGGTGGAGTCCATCCATGCTTTCTCCAAAGGGCTTGGACATCCGATCCTGACTCCCATTTAAAGTCTTTTAAAGGGACTGAAGGGTAGCTGATCTTGGAATATGGGGGTAGTTCTATCATTTTGTCGCCTTCATAATTCTCTGATTTCTGCCAAACTTGCCACGTCTGACACCCGTTACTTCAATGAATCCCTTGTCTAACAGAGACTTGTATCGTGCTGTTATAGAGGAATATGGATAATTTGGGTACATCTCCAGTATCTCATCGGAAATACAACCCTCTGGATGGCGTTTAATGGCTTCGTAGACCATACTTTCTAGCTTGGTGCTATCAACCTTCTGGGCAGCCTCATGGCTCGTTGTAGGGTCGTCTTTTCTCACCAACTTAAATGCTGGTTGACCAAAGAATCTACCGACTGTCTCATTCATGTTATCAAAAAATGTACTCATCATTCACTCCTATTGGGTGAGGGGAAAACTGCTCGTCTGCAAGCTAGGAAAATCCTTTGCACAGCTCTCCCCTCGATTAAAGTTTACTTTTTTTTAGTTGTTTTTACAACTACGACTGTAGGTACTTCTTCTAAAGTAACATTGATCTCTTGCCCTTTGAAAAAAGTTACATCTGTTAAACAGTGAGATTCATGGTCTGTATCATTTAAATCTTCAAGTGCAAGATATGGTGACTTCCCATAACCTACATAAGAATTTGGGCTGATAGCAAAATACATTTGTTTCTCCTAAAAGGGCAAGTCTTGGTCATCGAACCCTGTTGCCTTAGAACGCTCGGAAGGTTTGGCTTTATATTCTTCTTTAGGAGATACCGCTAACCCCATGAATTTGCCTGACTTTCCTTCTTTAATCCATGCTGATAACCAATAGTCTTTGCCACCAACAGTAATGTTTCCCTTATAATTTGGAGCTTTTTCGTTCTCACGTTTGTCATTGCGGAAAAGTACGCCACTATTATCCCGAGTTTGTCGATCATTTTCCATTTTCATATTCCTTTATACGTTAACCCATTTAAAACTCTTCTAATTACATAATTAGACACTTGAAATTGATCTGATAGTTTTTCTACAGAATCTTTCGTCAAACTAAATTGACGAATAACTTTAACCATATCAACAGTTAATTGTGCTTGACCATTTCTTGCACCAATGGTTGCTACACCATGTTTAATAGAATCGGCAACATTTTCTTTTCTTGTTCCCCATCTTAAATTTTCAAGCCTGTTATCTAGCTTATTTCCGTTGATATGCAATACTTCGCATCCATCTGGACATTTGCCAACAAAAGCATGAAGAAGCAATCGGTGTTTGTAATAAGTTTTTGTTTTGTCATTATTTGAAAAACTAACAACTTCATAACCTACTTTTGCAATAGTAAATTTCTTTTCTTTGCCATTCCTCCACAATCGACCATCTCTGGAAATAAATGTGTTTGGCAAAAAATCTATTGGGCGTATGTCTTCACTTTCCATTTATAACTCCTTAGCCTTTTTCAGGGCACTTCTTACTTTGCTTGGCAATAATGTCCAGAGAGCTATTTTCTGTTGGTCATCTAGGTTCTCTCCCTCTAGCCTTTCCCAAGCTAACTTGGGATCACCTTGCTCACACATAGCAATCAAATCGACTGCCAACTCTTGCAAGTACTGTAATTCCTCTTGGGGAATGTTATCCATTGCACCCTGAGTAGGGGTGATAACGACTGATCTACCCTCTTCTGGGAGGTCTTCACCCGCATAGATGTACAAAGAGAGTCCATGTAGGGCTAAAGCCTTGGTCATGCACCTCATAATGGCTGTATTGACCGCAAAAGCATCAGGATTGGGTATAGCCTTGTTCCGATAGTCCATAACGGGTAACTGGCAAGTCATTGGCTTTTTGAACATGTTGACTGTAACGAACACCATTGCTGTGCCGTTAATGTCCATAAAGCACTTGCCATCAAACATCTCTACCTTGTAAGTAGCGTCTGCATCAGCTTTAAGGGCTTCTGCCCATGCCCAAGCCCATGATAGGTAGGATAAGCCGTTCTTTTTCTCAAGATGCCCATTGACGTTTGTTGCCAACAGTTTTGCAATTAACTCTTTGCGCTCAACCAATAGACCTGGTTGGTTTGGGTCTTGTGTGTAAGTATTCATATTAACTCCTGTAAGTATCAAACTCGTCTTCAATGATTGCTTTTTGTTGGTCAAGGTCTAAATCCTTGAACTCAATGAAGTCTGCTTCTTGGCAACAGACTATTTTGTTTCCCTTGATTGTCAGGCAATAAGGACAGTAGTGGATGTCAGAAAACTCTTCCACATAGGTCTGGAATAGTGTTTTCATCAGTGGAAACTTTCATAAGCCATTGTCCACAGAACATCACCCGCCAGAATAGTGAGTTTATCTAACTCATCTTCTGTGAGTGGTGTTCCATCTTCGTAGCATCCACTTGAGAAGTAGGCATCACAAAAGTCTGGGAAGTCTCTGCTATCTACCCCATCTACTTCTAGGTCTATGACCTTTTTTCCATTAAGAATTGGCATATTTACTCCTGTTAAGCAATGGATTTTAAGTTTTTCTTTGCTTCTTTCAAAGCAATTCGATGACGCAAAAGATCAATCAATGATGCTGTTATTTGGTCATGCACCTCCATTGGTAATGGGGCTGAATGAGCCGCTAGGCGCAATGTTTTGATTGCCCTGTTTGTCTGATACATATTCATATTTACTCCTTTTAAACGTGGGTTACTGTTTGCCCACACCCATAATGTGCCACACCTTTTTAGGCTTTTACATAGGGGTTTTCCCTACTTCCGCAAAGTTTTTTCTATGCTAATCTGAAAAGACTTGTCCTATTAATAAATAGCCCTTCCTCTCCCTCTTCCCTCTTATGAACCTAGAACAAATTGAACTCCAATGTGCCGAAACCTTGCTTGCTTATGCAGAGACAATGGCTGACGCTTACATTAACCAACCAGAGGACTTAGAAGCCGCTATGACTGCTTTATTTGGTAGGGCAATAGAGATACACCTTAACCGACCAATCAACCTGGAGAACCTTTACAAATGACCCAAGAAGCCATCATCAAAGCCTTGCAAAACGGCCCACTTACTTCCTACGAACTAGAGGATTTAACAGGCATACCAAGGCTACACATTGCTGCTTGTTGCACAAAGATGCGCTATAAAAAGAAAATGACAATTGAGAAGATAAAGATGGGTCGTTCATGGGTCTGTAGGTACACCCTAGCACCACACCTGATTGAGGCTAAAAAAGTAGAAGAACCTCGTGATCTGCTAAACCCCTTTGACATCAGAAACGCTAAAGGCATCTTCTCCAAGGCTGAGTATGCGGCTATGAACAACCAAGCTATTCGTTTGCTTGGCAAACCAAAAACTAATGAAATCACAAATAATCAATTTATTTGATTTACAAAGTAGAATAAGTTTGATATTATGGAATCCAGCTAGGTGCGAAGTCATGAGCGCACCGAAAAGAGTTATCCCTTCTCCTGCTGGCAATTCCTTCAAGGGTGTTTTAAAAAGCGGCACACATTATGGCTAATCCATGGTTTAGACTCTATTCAGAGTTCGCACACGACCCTAAAGTTCAAATGCTTTCAGAGGCAATGCAAAGACGCTATGTCATGCTTTTATGCCTCCGATGTAGCGAAACACTTGAAACGTTACATGAAACAGAGATAGCGTTTCAACTAAGGTTATCCACAGAAGAATTGGAACAAACTAAGCAGTTGTTTATCAGTAAGAATTTCATTGATAAACATTGGAATTTACTAAATTGGGATAAACGTCAATTTGTCTCAGACTCAAGCACCATGCGGGTTGCCAAGCATCGTAATAAAAAGAAACAGGCAAGTAACGCTAATGAAACGTTACAGAAACGCCCAAGTAACGCTATAGATACAGATACAGATACAGATACAGAATCAGATAAGAAGAAAGAGAAGAACAAGCGTGGCTCACGCCTCGCCCAAGATTGGTTTCTCAGTAAATCAATGGGAGATTGGGCTACTCAGGAAAGACCAGACCTAGATGTTCGTCAGGTTGCTGAACAGTTCAAAGATTATTGGGTTGCCCAAGCGGGTCAAAAGGGTGTCAAGTTGGATTGGGATGCAACTTGGAGAAACTGGGTGAGAAACACCAAAGCTGTAAAACCAAATGCTTATGACGTTGGGAGGCTCACAGTTCCTCCATCAAATGAGCCTGACCCTGCTTTACTAAAAATCATTGAGGATGCAAAAAAAGCCACCCCAATGCCTGAACACATCCGACAAACTATGGCTCAATTAAGGAGTAAATGATGAACTTTTTAGATTCTTACCCAACAGAGTTTTTTATTTCTGATGTTGGTTATTTGGTGTTTAAACAAGATTGTTTTGAATGTGGTCGCCAAACTCAGGTTTTGATAACCCCTGAACAAACAAAGATACTTTTAAATTTACTGCCAGAAATGGTTAAGCAGCAAACAGAAAGATGGACAGGAATTCAATCTCCTGCTGAAGAATGAGCCACTATGAAGCCCACCAACTGTTAGACAAAGTAAAAGAAGGAAAGAATGTTCCGCTTTACCTGATAAACAAAGCATTGGAATTAACTGGTGACTTGGAGTAGACGTAACAAAGAAAACCCTGGTGACAGAGTAATTCTTGAGCAAGCAGAGGCCAGAGAGTTGTTCCGCACTTGGGAGACAAACAAGGACAGAGATTTTGTCCGTGGTCGGCTTGAAAGGGCTGAAAGAATCTATGGTACGGGTGCTAGAGACAGAATCCGAGAATATATGAACAGAATAAGGGATGGGACACTTCTATGAGCTTTATGGTGATGTACATAGTCTATGGAGAACCAGTAGGAAAAGGTCGCCCAAGGTTTGCCCGTAGAGGGAATTTTGTTTCTACTTACACTCCACAAAAAACTAAATCCTATGAAGATGAAATCAGGATAGTGGCAAAGGAAGCAATGGGTAGTTCAGAAGCCCTAGAAACCCCCGTAACAGTCGCAATTTACATCAGGGTAGAGATACCCAAGTCTTTCTCAAAACAAAAGCGAAAAGATGCCCTCGAAGGAATACTCAAACCAATAAAGAAGCCCGATTTGGACAATATTGCCAAGTGCCACCTAGATGCGATCCAAGGAGGAATCATCATCCTTGACGATAAACAGGTAACAAATCTTCATGTAACCAAGGTCTATGCAGAAACCCCCGCAGTGGAAGTTATGGTTAAGGAAGACTTAGGGTAAATCCTAGTAGAAAAACAGAAAATCATTGATAACATTTAATTTTTAACAGGAGTCCAAAATGGAAAGCACTTGGGAATTTGATACAACCACAGGCGAAGGTAGCGAGATCGTCACAGTAGTTTACGAGTACGAGAATGATGGCGAAACCACCTACAACGAGTCAATCAAAGAGGTTTGGTTTGAGGGTCGCAACGTCATCGGGCTATTCTCGGATGAGCAGTTTAAAGAGATGGAAATGGAAGCCGCCATGCGTTTTCAGCATCACAAACTGAACTACAAACTGGAGGATGTATGACCAACCAAGAAAGAGATTTGTTTATTAAGGCTTGCAAACTTTTAACTGTTGCCAGCTTTTATAGCGACAAAAACAGGCAAGAAAGCAAAGTTGTTGCTGAACAAATCCAAGAAGCATTGATTATTCACGCATCAATGGAAAAACAATACGAGGATGTATGAACGAACCCACCAAAGCCATCCAATACTTAATCGATACTGCACCACTTTATGCCAAAGCAAAAGCGGATCGGATGTACTTGGAAGAGTTTAGAAAATCCCGCAAAGCCCAATTAATGAGTCAAGCGGGAACTGAGGTTTTAGGTAAACAAGAGGTTTACGCTTATGCACACGCTGATTATGTTGGGATATTAGAGGGCATTAGACAGGCGGTGACCCTTGAGGAGGAATATCGCTTTTTAATGAGGGCAGCAGAAGCAAGAATTGAGGTGTGGAGAACAAACCAATATTCTGCTCGAATGGAAATCAAGGCAACCCAATAATGCAATCAAAGAATAAACCCAAACCTAACGCAGGTGAAAGGTTGCATATTGCCAAAATTAAACTCATGCCATGCATTATCTGCCAGGCAAACCCCCCAAGCGAATGCCATGAGATAAACCAAGGTCAATGGTTCACATCAATGCCACTTTGTGCAGATTGCCACAGAGGATCTGTAAACGGAATACATGGTCAACGCAGACTATGGAACGTGTACAAAATGGATGAGTTGGCAGCACTCAATGAAACCATCAGACTACTAATGCAAGAAAAGCCCCATAAAACCGATTTAAACGAGTTTTGAGCGGTTTTTTGGCATAGGTGCAAGAGTGCACAAGGGTTTTGGGTTTATTGGCTAATTTCAGGCAACAAAAAACCCGCTTTTTTATGGCGGGTTTGGGAGGGTTTAACGCTTGCCTGTCAGAATTCTAAGAACTAGGGCCGCTATTGCATAGATCACAAAACCTCCAATTGGTAATTGGGGTATTTTCCCGACAATCGCACATTATTTAAATCCCAAGCATTTAAGATAAAGTTACGGGCAATTTTGGGTTTTGTTGTTTTGTAAATATAGCGTTTTTGGTCATGCCAAACATCAAATGTCCCATGCATTCGGGGTTGAATATAGCCAAATTCTCCCGCTTTGAATGTTTTTAAATGAATCATAAACCCTCCGCATCAATTAAATTAAGGGCATCATATTTACATTGTTCAACTTGAAGATCGGTTAAACCTTGCGCTATCTGTTGAGCCAAATTGTTTGCTTTTTCTGATTGTTCATCAGTTGGTGCAGTTATTGCCAGAACTAGGCATTGTGTGAGTGCTTCAATTTGCGTCATTTTTTCCCCAAACTGTGAGTGTGAATGTAGGTATTTAAAACAAGGGAATCAGGGTAAGCGGCTTTAAGGTTTTCAAGGGCTTTTCCTATTGTTTCCCCTAGATATTCCTCATAAATTGCGTGAACTTTATAATCTTTGTGTTCGTAAAACTCGAATAAATAGATCATGCTGCCACCTTCAAATTTTCCTCAATAACTGCCATTGATGTACAAATATCATCCCAAATTTGGTCAAATTGTTCATCCCCTTCAGGGATAAGATCAGATCGGTAAGCCTCTAGTGCATCCCAAATAATTTCAATTTGTTGTTTTATGTCGTGCATTTTTAGCCCCTTAGAAATGACGATAAACAATGCCATTGATCGAGTCGCCAACATAAGCCCCTTCACCCTCTAGGTGCTCGATAACTTGCTGTTTTTGGTAATCTTCGTCCATCTCAGGGTCTAATTCAATAGAATAATCGGCTGCAATAGTTTCATAATCTGACTCAGCAAAATCGCAACATAAACCGATAACGTCTAATTCAAAATCGCCATCAATATCTTCAAGATAATCGAAAAGAATACGTAAACCCTTATAAGAAAAATTTGAAGGGCGAATTTTGTTGAAGTAGTCGCAAAAATCTGAAAAGTAAACAGTTGTTTTCATGTTGAAACCTATTGATTGAAAACCTAGGGAAATACCTAGGCCATTGACCCCTAAATTAAGGGTCAACAGGCTAAGTATTAAGCGGCTTTTTGCTGTACTTGCATAAAATCAGGGTTTAACCCTTGATAATTTCCCGCATCGTTACGCATTGGCATGACCACCACCACCGCATCATTTTGGTTATTGTGAATAGCCCCTGAATAGTCCCCCCGTTGAGACAATGGGAAAACCTTACCCTTTTTAGCCCCGTAATACATGGCTAATGCTTCGTTACCCTTAACTAACAACTCAGGGTCAAAATAGCTTGCTTTTATCTCTGAAAACGCATCTCTAGCGGGTACTACACGGGAAATATCGGGATAACGTGCGTCTATTGCCTGAAAACGTGCATTACCCAGCAAATAATAGTCCTTAGCGCCCCCTTCAATCGTTTCAAGATCAATAAATTCAACCCTTTTATCAATGGCCTTGATCGTATCGGAGGGAATAATTATCTGAAACCCGTAATTTTCAGGGGCAACATGGCAAACAATCGGGCATTGACCAGCAAATAAAATGTGACCATCGGTTCCGTAAACCATTGCAATGTCGGGATGATTGATTGAAATACAAACCCCTTGCAAATAGTAACGAAGGTCTTTTTTTGCTGAGCAGATTAAAGCTGCACGTAAAACGCTAGTTTTTAATGTGATTTTCATGGTATAGCCTATTAAAAAAGTTAATGAAACCCTAGTAAAACACTAGGCAATTAGCCCCTAATCTAAGGGCTAACAGTCTAAGGTTTAGCCAACTTGTTTAACTTGAATACCATGCATATTGGTTTCAGCGTAAACAGTGGGTTTAATGCCATCTAAACCCCTATGCTCGCAAAATATCTTAAATGCTTCGTCAATAGAAGCTGCCATGATAGTTGTCACGCTAAAATCGCCCTTAGCGTACACGTTGAATAAATATTTCATATTGAAACCTTTTAAGTTGAAAATTAGAATTCTAGGGGCACAAAACCCCCAGGCAATAGGGTAAAACCCTAATTTATCGGTAAAAATATAATTGTGCGTTTTGTTCACAATCCCTAGGTGTTGCCCCCCAGTATTTGCGGCCCGTCAAATAACCCGTGACAAACCAAAAACCCGTAATTGTGCATAGTGTAGGTTTCATTTTTAGCCCCTTACTGTATAGAATCGGTTTGTGAAATATGGAAAACAGTAGATCGCCTACAAAGCATAAAAGAACCTTCAGAATCCTTTTCTTTCGCTGGAATCCATGTCACTACTTTCACGCCCTTTTCCCCTTTTCTTACTTGTCTATTAAGGGCTAACCAAGCATTGTAGGTGAACACGTTTTCCCTAGGGATAATGTCCGCATGAGGGATTCCCTTATCGGCAAACCCTTGCATGATTGCCTGATAATTTGCGAGTGAATCCCCGTTTTTAGCCCTATTGAGGGATTCTATTGATTGTGTAATTTTGTCCATAATGTAACGCCTATCTTTAAAATGTGAACTATTTAACTAAAATATCAAAATAATCAAGTAAACCTATGCAAAGCATAAGACCGATTGCAATGGCAGCGGCATAGTCTAAAAATTGATCGTGCATTTTTAGCCCCTTAGAGTGAGGGTAAATCGGTGCAAATGCAAACGATCTGCTCAAATTTAGGTGCACCAAACAATGATTGCACAATGACATTACGGCCCGTGTGTGTGTAGCTGGCAATCCGCATTGTTTTGCCATGCACTTGAATGTATTGGCCAATTTTGTATTGACGTTTTGGGATAAAAGCAAATTTCATATTAAAGCCCTTTGTTGCCCGTTCACGTTGAACGTATAAGAATTTTATGGCCTAAAAAAGAAAAAACTATTAGGACAAACCCTAATAAAGTACAATTATTTCAAATTATTTAAGGGAAATTTATGGGTAGACCTTCAAGCCCTAATACAAGGTATTTCCAGCGAACACTATCAAGCCCCCAAAAACAGATCATGTTAGCAGCTGGTGAGGGTAATTTGTCCAGGGGTTTTGAAAACCTATTGTCCCTATATCAACACGTTCACAATCTAGGGTATAGGCCGACAATGGATATGAGTTTTTTAAATATAGGGCGCGAACAAACAAACAGCCCCAAAACAGATCAATCAGTAATGGATAGAGTAAGGGTAGATAGAGAGAACGGGTGAGGGAACACAATGATAAACAATAAAACAAGTACCCTGAAAATGGTGCATCGTTTACTCTCTCACTTAGTTATAAAACATAACCATATTGCAAATAAGAATCATTCGCATTTAGCACTAAGGGTAAACCCTATGAGTAGTAACCATATGAGGGTAAACGTGTAAGGGTAAACGAGTAGGTAAAAACCCTATGCTGTATGGAAAGACAGGGGGGGGGAGGGTAGCGTGTGTGTGTAGAATTTGATGGAGCCTCCTATCCTCTGAAAAAGGGAAATGGGGAAAAAGCCTCCCATCCTCCTAAAAAGCTAAAATGAAAAGGACTAAAGTGGAACAATTGAAACGAGGAAGAGGAAGACCAAAAGGAAGTGTCAAGATGACCATACAGAGGTTTGCTGACAATCCTCCATCTGTATTGCCTAAGACAGACCACCAGAGGCTCAAGGAGCTTAAGGAGTTGATGATTCGGTCTGGGGGTAAGGATGTTGCTCAGAAGGTGATAGAGATAGCCCTTAATGATGACCATCCACATCAATTGGTGGCTTTGAAGATGTGTTTAGACCGAACCTTGCCAATCTCAATGTTTGAGAAGGACAAGAGCCAAAGGAGTGCTGTGACGATCAATATCACTGGACTAGGACAAGAGCCGACCATTGTTGAGCAAGCAGAAGATGTAGAGGCTAAATATGGCTGATCTGAACTTTAGTCTCCTTCCTTGGCAACAAGAGGTATTTAAAGACACGACTCGGTTTAAGGTTGTGGCTGCTGGGCGTAGGTGTGGAAAGAGTAGGATGGCGGCAGTTACCCTACTGATAGAAGGACTCAAGTGTCCACAAGGCTCTGCGGTGCTTTATGTGTCTCCTACGATGGGGCAGTCGAGGCAAATTATCTGGGACTTACTGCTAGACCTTGGTAGAGAGGTAATTCAGTCCTCCCACGTAAACAACTTGGATATCACCCTGATAAACGGAGCAAGAATCTACGTCCGTGGTGCGGATAGACCCGATACCCTTCGTGGAGTCTCTCTGACCTATGCCGTACTGGATGAGGTAGCCGACATCAAACCCGAAGCGTGGGAGCAGGTCATCAGGGCTTCGTTATCTGATAAACGGGGTAGAGCACTCTTCATCGGCACTCCAAAAGGACGTAACTGGTTCTACGACACCTTCAAGTTGGGTGAGAGCGAGGATGATCCTGATTGGAAGAGTTGGCACTTCACCACTGCTGATAACCCCTTGATTGACGCAAAAGAGATAGAAAGTGCCAAGAAAACCCTGAGTACCTTTGCTTTTAAGCAAGAGTACATGGCGAGTTTCACCAATGCTGGCTCGGACATCTTCAAGGAAGAGTGGATCAAATACGGAGTAAAGCCTGAACATGGAAGCTATTACATCGCTGTTGACCTTGCAGGATTCGAGGAGGTTGCCAAACAAGCAGCCAATTCTAAGAAGCGTCTGGATGAGTCTGCTATCTCAATCGTAAAGGTCACAGACGATGGTAAGTGGTTTGTTGAGAAGATTGAACACGGGAGATGGGATATCCGTGAGACTGCCTCTAAGATTCTGATAGCCATTAGGGACTACCGACCCCTTAGTGTAGGGATAGAGAGGGGGGCACTAAAGAACGCTGTTTTGCCCTATCTAAGCGACCTTATGCGAAAAAACAACACCTATGCCCACATCGTAGATTTGACGCATGGGAATAGAAAAAAAGCGGACAGAATCATCTGGGCTTTACAAGGTAGGTTCGAGCATGGCAGAATTGTGTTAAATTCGGAAGAAGATTGGGATGAGTTTGTAGACCAGTTAATCCTGTTCCCTGCACAAGGGGTACACGATGACTTGCCTGACTCCCTTAGTTACATTGACCAACTTGCTGTCACTTCGTATATGGAAGAAGATGACTCCGAGGATTGGCAGCCGTTAGACATAATTTCGGGTTGTTAACCTAAATATTAGTGGGGAATAAGATGGAATATCAAGAACCAACCGATTCCGACAAGGAAATAGTTAACTTTGTTGTTAACCATTGTGATCGTTGGAGGGATTGGAGAGATGTTAACTGTCTTGATGATTGGCTAGAGTACGAGCGTATCTTCAATGGTGAGTGGGATGCCCAAGACAAGACTAGGGACTCAGAGCGTAGCCGTATCGTTACCCCCGCTACCCAGCAAGCCGTAGAGACACGCCATGCCGAGATCATGGAAGCTATCTTTGGTCAGGGTGAGTTTTTTGACATTCAAGACGATATTCGTGATGTCAATGGTAGTCCCCTAGATGTTGCTGCTATCAAAGCACAACTCATGGAAGACTTCAAAGTAGACAAGATTCGCAAGTCTATTGACCAGATTGAGCTGTTGGCTGAGATTTATGGTACGGGCATCGGTGAGATTGTTGTTAAAACAGAGAAAGTCTTTGTTCCCGCTACTCAGGCTATTCCTGGTCAAGTGGGACAAGCCGCTATCGGTGTAGAGGAAAGAGACCGCATTGCAGTCAAGATTGTTCCTGTAAACCCTCGTAACTTCCTGTTTGACCCCAATGGGACATCTATTGATGACTGTATGGGTGTGGCTATTGAGAAGTACGTCTCAATCCACAAGATCGTCAAAGGTCAAGAAGATGGCATTTACCGTAAGGTAAAGGTCGGCACTGACTCGATGGATACAGACTTAGAGCCTACCCAAGAGGTCTCTCAGTACGAAGATGACAAGGTAAAACTGCTAACTTACTATGGTTTAGTTCCCCGTGAGTACCTAGAACAGTTGGAAAACGAAGATGGTGAAGTAGAGGATTTCTTTCCTGAAGACACCATCCAAGATGAGTATTCCGATTTGGTTGAAGCAATCGTAGTAATCGCCAATGATGGAACGCTTCTCAAAGCAGAAGCCAATCCATACATGATGAAGGATAGACCAATCCTTGCTTATCAAGACGATACAGTTCCTAATCGCTTGTTGGGTCGTGGTACTGTTGAGAAGGCTTACAACTCACAAAAAGCCATAGATGCCCAAGTTCGTTCACACTTAGATTCACTAGCCCTTACAACTAGCCCAATGATGGCTATGGACGCTACTCGCCTCCCACGGGGTGCTAAGTTTGAAGTTAAGCCAGGTAAAGCTATCCTGACAAACGGCAATCCCAATGAGATTCTATTCCCGTTCAAGTTCGGCAATACTGATGGTTCTAACCTGACAACTGCCAAAGAGTTTGAGCGTATGCTTTTGATGGCAACAGGCACTCTTGACTCTCAGGGAATGATTACTGCGGTGTCCAGAGATGCGGGTCAGGGTGGTATTTCGATGGCTACTGCCTCGATTATCAAGAAATACAAGCGTACCTTGGTGAACTTCCAAGAGGATTTCATGATCCCCTTCATTACCAAAGCCGCTTATCGCTATATGCAGTTTGACCCCGAGCGTTATCCTACTGTGGACATGAAGTTCATCCCTACGGCAGCACTCGGTATCATTGCTAGAGAGCATGAGCAACAACAATTCATTGCCCTACTCCAGACTCTTGGCCCTAATACACCTGTTTTGCCTATCATTTTGAAGGGCATCATGGCTAATTCATCTCTGTCAAACAGATTTGAGTTGATTGAGATGCTCGATAAGATGGCTGTAGCTGATCCACAAGCTCAACAAGCGGCTCAGATGCAACAACAACTGGCTATGCAGATGGCACAGGCTGATATTGCTGTCAAAACGACTCAAGCAGAGCAGAACAAGGCTGAAGCGCAAAAGTTATTGACTGAAGCGCAATTGATGCCTATTGAACTCCAAGCTAAGAGCATGGCGGCTAACACCAAGAACCTGCCAACTGACGATGATTTGGCTTCAAGAGAGTTTGATAAGCGGGTCAAGGTTGCTGATTTGATGCTTAAAGAAGCAGATATTCAGAACAAGGCCAAGATTGTTGAAAAACAGATGATGAGACAATGAACCCAGAACTTCAAAAGTACTACGAAGAGCGTTTCTCCACAATGTCCACACAAGGTTGGATAGATTTGATGGAGGATGTTGACAAAATGATAGAACCTTTGAATAATATTTCAACAATTGCGGATGAAAAAAGTCTACAATTCAGAAAAGGTGAGTTATCTATACTTATTTGGCTGAAAAACTTAAAACAAGTCAGCGAAAGAGCATTTGAGGACTTAAATGAGAAGAATGTATGAATTTGCCTGTATAAACGGGCATAAGACAGAGAGATTTGTTGTTTATGAGACAACAAGTCTGAAGTGTGAGTGTGGTGAGGAATCTCATCGCATTCTCTCAGCGCCAGCTTTTCGCTTAGAAGGGTGGTCTGGAGCGTTTCCATCATCGCATGGGAAGTTCGAGAAAAGCCATTTGGATAAGTTAAAGGCTGAACGCAAAATCAACTCATAAGCAATTATGCCGAGTTGAATCTCCTACAACCGATTGACGGCAGGAAAAGGAAAGAAGTATGTTGATTGATGACGACAAAGAAGAGTTGGGCGAGTTAGAGATTGAACAGCAAAAGATCGAGCAAAAGCCTGAACTCCCTGAGAAATACAGGGATAAAAGTTTAGACGACATTGTGAGGATGCACCAAGAGGCTGAGAAGCTCATTGGAAAGCAAGCACAAGAAGTAGGCGAGGTCAGAAAGTTAGCCGATGAACTCATCAAACAGAACCTTAGTTCCAAGCAACAGACTAGACAGGAAGAGCCTGAAGTAGATTTCTTTGAGAATCCACAGAAGGCAATTCAGAGGACTGTTGATAATCACCCCGACATCCAAGCGGCTCGCATGGCGACTCTTGAGATGAAAAAGGCACAAATTCAGCAGAGGTTAGCGCAAGAGCATCCCGACTTTGGTGAAATTGCCAGAGATCAGGATTTTGCAAATTGGGTGAAGTCTAGCCCTGTTCGCATTAAAATCTTTGAGCAAGCTGATGCAGGATATGATTTTGACTCTGCCAATGAATTGCTATCGACATATAAACAGCTACGTTCTGTTAAACAGAAGCAAACAAGTGATGAGGGTGAGGTAACTCGCAAGCAGAACTTAAAGGCAGTAGGTGTAGATGTAGGTGGTTCTGGTGAATCATCAAAGAAGGTATACCGAAGGGCAGACCTTATTCGGCTGAAAATGCAAGACCCAGATCGTTATGATGCCCTAAGTCAAGAAATTATGGCAGCATATCAAGAAGGTCGAGTTCGTTAAACTTTAGGAGATTTAATTATGGCATATCCAACACCAGCGGTAACAGTAACAACCGCAGCAACATTCATTCCAGAAATTTGGAGTGATGAAATCGTAGCCGCTTACAAGAAAAACCTTGTATTGGCTAACATCGTTATGAAGATGAACTTCAAGGGCAAGAAAGGTGACACTGTTCACATTCCCGCTCCTACCCGTGGTTCAGCTTCTGCAAAAGCCGCCTCTACTGCCGTCACTCTGATTGCAGATACTGAGACAGAAGTTTTGGTTAACATCAACCAACACTTTGAATACTCACGTTTCATTGAGGACATCGTTGAAGCACAAGCCTTGAACAGCTTGCGCCAGTTCTATACTGCTGATGCGGGCTATGCGCTTGCCAAGCAAGTAGACACTAGCTTGA